GCCCCGTCTCTTCCCTGTGTGCTTTCGCGCGGGACAACTGCGGGCAATGCCTTCCGTGTAGGCAAATATAGTTATTAAAAACCAATTATCAAACAAATGGAAGAAAAAAGAGACACAACAGCAATTAATCTGAATACAATCTGCAACGAGGATTGCCTGGAGGGGATGAAACGTATTCCAAATGGCAGCGTGGACTGCATCCTCACAGACCCGCCTTATCTGTATTTGAAAAATCAGAAGTTAGACAGAATGTTTGATGAAAAGGCTTTTTTCAGCGAATGTAAAAGAGTGTTGAAAAAGGATGCCTTTATCGTTCTGTTCGGGCGGGGTACTTCTTTTTACCGCTGGAACTGTATGCTTGCCGATATGGGATTCACTTTTAAGGAAGAAATTATCTGGGACAAGATAAATACCACTTCACCACTTCTTGCTTTATCCCGGAAGCATGAGACTATATCTATTCATTCTGTTGGCAATAAGCACATATTCAGGTCAAAGATACCTTACGAAGAAATAAGGCGTATAGACGACCCCAAATTGGTCGGAGACGCGAAAAGGATTGTTAGTTATATAAGAAATAACGATGTCGATAAAATAAAAGAAGAAATTAATAATGGTTTGGTATATAATCGAAAAAAGACACATAAAAGCCATGTAAGCACACAAAGCGGATTCAATTCTTCCGACAGGGCTATGTCTTGTATTGATTCAATAAAAAACGGTTGTAACGAGAGGGATATCATATCAATCCTTCGCGACCATTACTCTGCCATTCATCCCACCCAAAAGCCAGTCCGCTTACTTGAAAGATTATTGAAGCTGACAAGTGAAGAAGGCGATATAATATTAGACCCTTTCAGCGGTTCGGGAAGCACGGCTTTAGCCTGCATAAATACAAACCGGAATTATATTGGTTATGAAATTGATAAAGAATATTACGACCTATCTATGGACAGAATAAAAAGGGAGGCCGCACAGTCATGAATATTTCAGATTTCAAAAAACAGCTCAAACTGATGGAGCGCGACCTCGGCCGCATCATCAACGACACACTTCCCAGGAAAGCGGGAGTCATCGCCGTAAACCATACCCGGCAGAACTTCCGAGACGGGGGATTCCGGGACGGCGGGCTGCACCCGTGGAAGCCTGCGAAACGGCAGTTGCGGGGGGACGGGCGTGCCGGTTCACGTTACGGCCCCCTACTCAGCGGGCGCAACCGGCTGATGGGGGCTACGGACTACCGCACCCAAAGCGGCAAGGTGACCGTTTATAACCCTACCGAATATGCAGCCATCCATAATGAGGGCGGTGAAATCAACACCCACCCCCGCGTTACGCCAAAGCTCCGCAAAATGGCGTGGGCGCGTTACTTCAAGGCTGCCGGAATCACGCGGAGCATGAAAGGCAAGGCACGCAAGAACCGGGAAGCCTCCGCCCCTCCCGAAGCTCGGGTATGGAAAGCCATCGCCCTGACCCGCAAGGGGCGGCTGGACGTGCGCGCCACTATTCCCCGCCGCCGTTTCCTGGGCGAGAGCCGCGAACTGGAAGAGAAATTGCGCCGGGAGGCTGAAAAAGAGATTTTAAAAACCGTAAACAAATATCTTAAATATTGATTTAACAGCATTTGAACGATATGGAAACTTTATTCAACCAGATTCAGGAATGGATAGCCGAAGGCATCAGCTGGCTCGGCGGAAACATAGACGAAGATTACGGGCAGCTCGACATGCTGTACCGTGACGATGAGGATTCGGACACCTATCCGCTCACCTTTCCCCTCGTGCTGGTCGACCTGCCCGAAGCCCGTTGGGACACCTTCGGGGGGGCGTTGGGCAAGGTGCAGAAGGGTTCATTGACGGTCAGGGTAAGGCTGGCACTGGACTGTTACGACGATACCCATTACACTTCCACCACCGCCGGGCGTGCGGAAGAACGTGCCGCGATGGTGCATGAACTTCACAGCCTGCTCCAAGGGCGGATGCCCGAAGGGGGAACGTCACCGCTCAACCGCACGGCAAGCCGGATGCGGACGATGGCGCGGGGCATCAAAGTGTACGAATTGGAATACGAGTGCCACGTGTGGGAGGACGCTACTCGTTAGGGAAGAGCGGGAGCAAGGGGCTGTCTGTCGTCCTGCGCCCCCGTCCGCGTTTGGCAGGCAGGGGCGGCTTGTGCCCGTCTGACGGCTTCCCGCGACGGTATTCCTCATCAATGCGCTTCAGGCGGTCGTAGTTGCGGTTGATGATGGTGCGAATGCGCTCTTCGCTGATGAAAAATTCCTGTGAGGAAAGCAGGCGGAACGTGTCGTCAAATCGCAGACGGCGAATTTCCGTCCAATAATAATACCGACGTAGCAGCTTCTCGTCACGCAACGCTATCAGCTCTGAATCCCTTCCTCTTGCCATATACTTTTGTAAATTTCTACATCTGCAAAAATATAAAATATTCCATCATAAATCAACCCTGCCGTACAGAAACAGCAATCCCCGGCAATCCTTTTATGTCGGATGCCGGGGATTGTCGTCATAAGTCCACGATTTCTATCCTGAGCGTGTTGGCCAGTTCGGACATCATGTCGAGCGTTTCGTTGTTCTCCACGCTGAAGCAGACGCCCAGCAATTCGGGGTTGCGCCCGGAGCGCTGCACCCGCAGGTCGCAGGGACGGTTCCACTTTACCCATACGTACATGAACTGGTTAATCATGCTGTAATGGAGCTTCGCCGCCACCCGACGCGGGCGGAACAGGTCAGGGTTCGGGTTCGTCATAAGGCTCGATTTTCTTCACCACCTCACCGCTCAGCCAGACGCGCCCGCTGCCCCCGCACTGCGGGCATACCTTTTGCAGGGGGTATTCATGCCGGTAATCTTTTTCGGCGAAAAAAACGGTACGCCCCGTGCCCCGGCACTGGCGGCAGAGGCACACCCGGCGGTGGATGTAGGTTTTCTCCGTTATCATTGTACTTCCTCCTTTGTCTGTTTTCCTGTTTCTTTGAATATCACGTTCCGGCGGTCGGCCCTCGATTCGTCGGAGCACATCTCATTCACGTAGAAACAGGGCTTTTCGTGTTCGTAAAAGTAACAGCCCTCGCATACATGTGTCGCGCCGGCAGCGGCTTCCGCCACTTCGAACGCCAGCCCCTCCAATATGAAGGTTTCGCCTATCTTCGTTTCCATGCCGCTCACTCCGTTTTTGTTTCCACTTCGCGGAATATCACGTTGATGTGGTCTTCCCGGTTGTCATCCATGCAGGCATAGTCATTGTAACAGCCCAGCCCGTGTTCATAGAAGTAGCATCCCTCGCAGGCAATGCTGCCGTCATCTGCCGGTTTCACTTCTTCCACCAACAGCGTGGAGCCGCGGAAAGTGAAGGTGTCACCTATCTTCAGTTGTTGTTCCATTGTCATTGTTCTTGATTTTTAATTGTCATTGGTGAATAAGTTGGTTAATGTCACATTGCCGACAGGGACAGGGGCAGCTTCTGTTCCACCCCCTCGTCGTTCTTGGTGGTCACGCTGATGAACTGGCAGGTGGGCACGGGGCGGTACGCCTGCTTGATGATGCTGATGCCGTCGATGAACCCGGCGTTTTGGCTCTTGACCGCCAGCCGTTCCAGCTCCAGCACCTTGTTCGCCTTGAGCGCCCCCTTGCGGTCTTTCGCCAGCAGCCCCATCACGGTTTCGACAAGCGCGGCGGAGTTCTCGTCGCGGGCAAGCGTGGAGAGGTATTCCTTCACCTTCGCGATGCCTGCCTCCACGGTGTCGTCCCAGCCCTCGTTCACGCGGTTGCCCAGCGTGATGCTCATCGTGCCGTCGGCGGTGGTGAAGGTGTCGCTCTGGCGGTTCACTTTGGTGCGGAACAGTTCGTTCTTGGTGCGGATAATCGCGGCGAACTCCCCGAAGACTTCCGCCTTCACACGTTCCATCTCGGCGGATAGCACCTGCAGCTTGCGCACGTTGCTTCTCACGGCCGAGTCCACCAGTTCCTTGTACGTGTCACGTTCTTTCTGTTCGCGTGCCTTGTCAGCCTTTTCTTCCGCCTCCAGCTGTGCTTTCAGGGCGGCTCTTTCTTCCTGTGTCAGTTTTGATAAATCCATAGTTGATTGTTTTAAAGGGTTGTTAATTTAAAAGTTGTCCGTTGGCTTCTTTCTCGCGCTGCTTGCGGCGGATGGCGCGGCATTTCACGGCCAGCGCCTCCAGCCCGTCGGTGTCTAACCGGCGGAACTCCGTGCCGGCGATGCGCGGGTCGCGGCAGAAGTCGTTGACCCGGTCCCAGTCTGCAGTGTCTATGCCCAGCAGCTGCATCTGGTGAAGGGCGGCACTGCGTTTCCGCCTGAGTTCCCGGCGGTAGGCCTCACGCCGTTCGTCATAGCCTGCCACACGTTCCATCTCGTTGCACATCGATTCGTACTCCTTTTCCGACATCTGCCGCAGGCTCTTTGTCCTCCCGCCCGTGAACTGGTAGACCAGCGTTTCCTTGTCGGCTCCGGGCAGCTTCTTCAGGAGCGCGTAAAAACGGGCGTAATTGGTTACTTCCTGTTCCATTCATTTTCCTCCATTTAATAGTAAGTCACATTCCATTGTCTTAACCATAGTACGACAAGTGATTTTATCAGCGTTCTTAAACTGAGATTTCATTAACTCTACATACCTTTTTTTGAACTCTTTCGCCATTGTGGATAATATCTGTTTATTAAACTCTCCACAAAAACCTATCCGTTGACAGTAAGTAGTACGAATTCTGCCTTCATAAACCGTGGCTGTCAAGGTAATGACCACCACTCCGCGTTTCAATGCTATTTTACTCATATTGATTTTTAATTGGTTTATAATGTCCTTACTGATTCTATACCGGTGACTTATCCCTCGATGACCAGTACCTTTCCGCCAGCTCCGGATAAGCCACATACTCCCCGGTTTCACCCTTGAACCTGCCTTTGCTGAAGGCGACCCCGCCCTCGACCCATATCTTCAGCGTCGCATCGTACATTACCCCGACGGCGGCGTCCCCGCGCGGGTTCTTGCCTTGCGCGTGGCTGATGAAGATGAACAGCTTGCCCGGGAATGCCTCCTTCAGGGAAATATAGTCTCGGTAGCTCATCCGGGTGTATTGGAAGCTGTCCACTACGATGATGTTGTAGCTCTTGTGCTGCCGCAGGCGTGTCTTCAGCGTTTCCATGTCCTCCTGTATGAATGCCAGCTTCCGGCTGACTTCCGACATGCCGTGCCGCCGGAGGCTGTCCTGCACCGTCTTGCAGGAGCCTTCCTCAAGGCTGTCGTAAACCACACGGTCGTACTTGCAGAGTTCCTTGCACAGCTGCATGACGAACGAAGACTTGCCGTTCCCGCTGTTGCCCCACACGAACCACACCCCGACACGTTCCGGGTTGCCGAACGCCGCCTTCCATTCCCCCTCGAAGGGGAACGTGTGGTACTTCTTATCCAAAATATCCTTTACGCTCAATGCTCGTTTCATATCCTTGTTTGAATAGTGTTCAAATGCCTTTTGAACGGTTATTTATTCCCCCATGCGCTTTGCTCTGTGGATTGCTTTCTTTACCCTGCGGAGGTCGAAATCGCACGGTTCGGCATCTCGGATTACCTCGTCTATCTTCTTCTTGTCCTGAATCCCGTTTGCCACGCAGATGGAATACACGTCTGCAGGCGAGGTTTCCTCGAGCTCGAAATACTTGCGCCCCATCCGGCTGAAGAACTCCTTGTATCCGGGCTTCTGATAACGCAGTCCGCGCTCTATGCGTTTCTTGATATAGTCGGTGCTCATGAAGATTACCCCGCATTTGTCCTCCAGCTTGTTGTACAGGCTGATGAAGTAGTGGAATACCGGCTCGGTCAGCTTGTCTGCCTCGTCGAATATCAGCAGCGGGGCTTCCATCTGTATCACGTCGTCCAGAATCAGGCCCCATATCTCGCGGATTTTGTGCCCGTCGGTCTTGATGCCCACCTTGTGGGCTATTTCGCGCACGAAGTCGCCTTTCTTCATGTCCTCCGAGCAGAGGATGTAGAAGACTTCCTTGCGCTCGTCAGTGTAAATGCGCGCGGTGGTGGTCTTTCCGCACCCTGCCTCGCCCACTACCCATGTCACGTTGCGCCAGCGCTGTGCGTCGTCCAGCGCGTACCATATTTCCTGATAGGCGGAAGTCTCGACTATCTGCCAACCGGCATCCTTCTTCATGCAGCCCACCTGTGAGGCGAGGTTGCGGAACATCTCGTCACTGATGTTCTCGTACTTGCCGTTCAGTATGTTGCTTACCGTACCGGCACTGATGTTCTTCAAACTTCCCACCGCCTTATTCTGGCTGGGGTATTTGGCGACATAGGCGCGGAGGTTGTCGCTGATGATGTCCTTTTCTTGTCTGCTTAATGATTCCATGTTATTACTGTTTTTATCTGTTTTTATTCTTATAATTTGCCTGCCACTTTCTTGTAGTCCACTTCCCGAGCCTCCTTAATCTGGTCCCAGGTCATGAGGCTTGCCTTCTTCGTGGCACGTCCCAGCCTGTATTCTTCCGGCTGGCGGCTGTATTTCTTCGTGCGGCGGTCTATTTCACGCTGCACCTCGGCGGTCACGCCCTTCAGCTTCGGTGTGTTCAGCCCGTTCTGTTCCGGGGCGACCCCGTATGCGTATTCTATCTCCTTTGCCAGCACCTGACGGTCTATCCGGTCGCGCAGGTTGGCTTCCTGTTCCCTCCGGATGAATTCGGCTTCGCCTTCCGCCTGTTCTTGGATGGCACGGTGGATGACCATGTAGGGTTCGGCGATGCGGTCTTTCCTCAGTTCGCCCGCATTGTCTTTCCAATACAGCTGTATGCTGCGCAGGTCGTTCGGGTCGTATTTGACGTAAAACGTCCGGTAGGTGTTCCGCTTGCGCCATTCGTGGTCGGGGTGTCCGGGCTTCTCATATACCTCGTAAGGGAGTTTCCTGCCGCCTATGGTGATTTCGATGCCCGAATCAGTGAACGTGGCGGGGCGTTTCGCCCAAATCCAGAAGATGTCCACCATGTCATATACCGTCACCACGTCCGTTTCCTCGTTCACGCTCTGCTCATACATCTGTATGCGGGGGATGCCGGTAGCGGGATGCGGGGCTTCGTTCCATGCCTTGCGCGCCTCGGCGTAATGCGCCTTCAGCTCATCCAGCGTGAAAAGCCGGTCATCATTCTCCTCGATGAACTCCAGATTCGGGCGGCTGTTCGCCTTTTTCGCCGTGATGTTCATGCCGGTGAACCGCCAGTCCTTGCTCAGTTCCTGCTGCTGGAAACGGTTGAAGATGCTTTCAATCGTTTTAGACTGCCCGCTGTACGGGGCTGTCGGACGGTGTATGTGGCATATCATGTCGAAGAACCCGGTTTGTCCCGTCCCTTTGTCCTTTTCCAGACGCTTGTGCCCTCCCTGATTGTCATGCACAATCTCGTAAGGCTTGTGCCCGCTTGTTTGGACTGCCATGCGGTAGGCGTTATATTGCGCCTCGAAGTTTTCCCTGTCGCTGATGTGATACCCCAGCAGCACCTCGCTGTACGCATCCACCACCTCGTACACCATCGTCGTGCGCATGTTCCCGTCCCCGTCCATGTAATACAGGTTCAGCTTCGTGCCGTCGCCGTACCACAGCGCGTCGCGCTTTCCGGGAAGCTGCGTCCGGTGCTTGCGCCCGAAACGCTGGTGGGATGACATCTCGCCGTGCACGGCGTCCCACCATAGCTGCTGCACGTCCGGGCGGTTGAACCACATGGCAAGGCTGCGCCTGCTCTTCAATGGCTTCCATCCCTTTTCCGGTGCCGTGCGGTTGTATTCCTCGAATATGCGCGAATCGTTGTAGACCGGTACGCGGCTGCGTTTCAGCGCTATCAAGTACTTGCCTGCCTCCTCGGTTATCTTCAGCGTGCTGGCATTGCCTACCTTGCCGGAAATCAGGGATATGTAGCCCTCTTTCTTGTAGCGGTTGATTTTCTCCCTCAGGCGCGAGGGGTTCTCCGGGAGGGTGTGCCCGTATATTTCGCGCAGGTTCTCGCTGGTGGCGGCGACGCATTCCCAGGCGGTGGCGGGGCTGTTGCCCAGCATCTTCCTGTTCGTTATCTTGTCCTCAAGGTCATGCACAAGGGCGTTCAGCACCGATGCGTTCAGCGTGTACTCCGCTATCAGCTTGTCGCTCAGGGATGTCTCCACGCCGTTCATTTCATACCTGTAACCCTCGTAGAATGCACGCGCCTTTTCGTCCGTCTTTACCCTGTCTCTCATACGCTGTTCTTTTAGGATTTCCACCGGGTCGCCACGTTTGTCAACGAACCGGGCCTTGTATTTCTCAGGGAGCGAGGAATAAAGAATTTTTGCGCGGGAGCCTTCACCTCCTCCTCGATGGGCTGTTTTTATATTGCCTCTGGTAATATTCTTCCTTAAGGTTTGGTAACTTATCACTGGATCATCTCCGGAAGTCAGCTCTTCATAGGTTACGCATATTTCATTATTGAAGTATTCCATCGTCCTGTTCTTTTTTTTACATTGGCAGAAAAATGTTTATACCATGCAAGTTCAAGTTATATGTCATGGTTTAATCCTCCTCCAATTTGTCTGTCGGTACTCTTTTAACCAGCCTTGCCGAATTGCCGAGGTTCAGCATGGCGAAAAACATCGCCCATGTCGGGCTGCTATCCGCCAGCCCGACGGCAAACGTGAGGCTGGCAAGGAAATACACGGTGTACAGCTTCTCCCTCGCGGTAAGGGTGCGCCACCATTTCCGCTCGCTGCTACACAGCGCTGGCAGTATCTTTCTCATGGTTCTTGTCATTTGTTGGTTGGTCACCGCCTATTTCCACGCCGCCGCGCATCAAAGCCATCTTGCGGATGCGTTGTGCAAGGTCTGTATTTTTCCGGTAAGCCAGTGAATAGCTTACCATCGCGCAGGTACACCCCATCAGCTTTGCGATGTTGGTTACCTCTCCATGTTCCACTACGATTCGTTTTTTCATTTTATCTCTGTTTTTAATTCGTTACCTTGTTAAAAATCTTCCGCTATTCTCACGAACTACGGAAGTTTTGCTACTTTTGTAGCACACTAAACCAAAAAGTATATCAAAATGGATAATACTGAATTTTATAGCTGTACCACTATCCTTATGGGTAAATATGTGGATTCCAATGACCCACAGTTGGAACTTGACGATGCCAAAGCATTTGTAAAGGCATTTGCCTTATGGTTTGAATTTGAATCCTTTGACGAGAAGAACAGATGGCTTACCATCAAAATATCATACGTCAATGACAATTTCTTCCATGAGGATATCTTACGTACAATCAAGTTCTTCATGCAATTCCATGATTACAGTTACCTCTCCTCTGTCAACGAACGCCGGTCAGTTTACAACGATAGCGATTTGGGATAGATGAGACTCGTACCTCCGTATATGGGGCGGGCTTTGTGATAATGAGCTTGCCCCTGTACTTTAATCTGCGGAATGTTTCCATATCCATCACCTGTAATAGGGTATTTACTGTTACTGTTTCCATAATCTTGTCATTATTTTAATTCAACAATAATCGGTTCATCCTCGAAAACCGTTTCCAGTTGTGCCTTGAAATAAGCCATCGCACACTCGCCGTCGGTCACGGCTATGAACGTGGTGTTGTCCACCATGTAGGTGAAGGTGTCCTCTTCACTTCTGAACTGGCTCAGAAAGTCCTCCACTTTCAACCATTCGCTAAAACTTACTGATACTCTGATTGCTTTCATAATTCTTGTTGTCTTTAATGTTACTTTCGTGAGGCGCGGGGAATCGAACCCCGCCGCAGCCAGTGCCCCGCGTGTCTTTCCACGCCGTCCGACCGTCTCTAACGCCTTCCAGTCTGTCACGCTTCAGGGTTATCCTTCAATCTATTTATCTTGTTCCAATTCTATATCTATCACATCCAGCAGGTTGTTTGTCCTCATACTATTGATTGCGAGGAGGGCTCTTTTGATGCCGCTGTCCTTCATCCATTGCCGTGCCTTGTTGATGGCAGCCTGTTTGTTGCTGCCATCCGGAATCGCCGCACCCAAATCTTTGTAGTGTTCATCCGTCAATTCAAACCAATATCTTCTCATGTCTATTGTTACTTTAGGTTAATCTGTTACTAATTCCAAAAAGGCCTTTACTCGACGGATTTCCACCATTCTGATGGAAACCAGTATAATGAAAGCGTTTCCCTGTTCCCAATGAATCCTGTCACCTAATTCGGAATATGCTACCCTCAGAAGGTCGCGGTTGTTTTCGTTGTCCGCTATACAAAGTGTCATTTCTTGTACCATATATTTTTTAAGTTTTACAATTTGATATTCGTTTATTTCTTGCCTTTTCGTATCTTTGAGGCGTGTTTATGTTTTAAATACGATGCAATATTACACACAAAATGGGAATAAACAAAATAAAAACAAGGAAATATTCACATTATGGGAAAAAATCTCAATAAATCGGCTGTTTTAGATAGAATCAAAGAACATTATTCATTAAAGGGTAATGCAGATTTAGCTCGCTTTTTAGGCGTAGCCCCTAATACTATTACAAATTGGTATAACAGACTTACTTTTGATATAGATGCCATATACACAAAATGTGAAGGAATTGATTTCAACTGGCTTCTAACAGGAGTTAGTTCTAACTTACAAAAGGGGAAAGAAGAAACTTTACCTGAAATCAATTATGAATATAAAGGCGCTCCATATTATAATGTAGATTTTATTGGAGGATTTGATATGGTTTTTAATGACCAAACAAGGAATCCTGACTATTATATTAATTTTGAACCTTATAATAAACCGGGGGTTATATGGTGCAATATAACCGGTCATTCTATGGAACCGGAATTAAATAATGGTGATTTCATAGCGATGAAAGAAATGACCTCTCCAATAGAGTATTTACCATCCGGAGAAATATATGGAATTATAACAGATGACTATCGTACTGTAAAACGTATCCGAATGTCAGATAAAGAAGGCTTTGTTCGCTTAATACCAACTAATAAAAGTCCAGAATATAGAGAACAAGATATACCTATTAGTATGATTAGAAAAGTATTTGCCGTATTAGGAAGTATGCACCGTTTATTTTAATGTATATAAATATTCTATTCATTTGACAAACAATAAATTACATAAAATTAAGCCCCTGCTATTATTAAAGATAAAGGGTATTTTATACCCACTAATATATA